CCAGAGCTAACTAAGACCCATCGGACATCTCGGGCAGATACTAGTCTTGATTTACATAGTCAGGGGTCGCCCCACCCTCTTCCGAGGGGTCAGCGTGTAAGGCTCTATCCTCTTCCATTTGGATCACCTCAATATACTTCTCAAGGTGGTGTTTCGCCTTTTCAAGGTCCGCAAGGAGCGGACGCCCACCCGGACCCTTCTTCCTCCAAATATACTTTGATATACAATACTGGAACTGATCAAAGCGAAAGGCCCAAGTAATATCCCAATGCTCAAGAGGGTGATCACAATGGGGACAGGGACCAGCTGTCTTCTTATAGTGGTCCCCGCCAATCTGCCGTTCATTGGCGCTCACCAGATAAGGAACTTGGCTGCTTCTAAACATACAAGAAGCCAAACTCCTACCCTTATGTGATTGATCCCTTTGTAAACGTTCTCGGTCCAATCAGCTACTTCCATCTCCGTGTCGTAGTTCTTCACATCATCGTTTCCCATTAGATTATCCTTATAGTTAGGGTACATTTACATATTACCATAGGGATGTTTTCAAGTGTTAATTGAGTTTGCGTCGCTCTTCTAATCTCGTTGCCCAGTCCTCGCATACACGATGCCAGTCTAAGGCGATGATTTCATTGATCCAATGCCACCTCCGCTTCTTGTCTAGGTAGGCTTTCTGAATAGGGTACGCGACGTGCTGGAGCCATTCGCTCTTAAAGGTGGTCGCCCCTTGGAGGAACTGCTGGCACTCAGTCATAAAGGTCTTGTAGTCGCACCCTGCCAGCAGAGGCATAAGGTGTTCGCACCTATCCTCTCCTTTGTAGACGTCCACCGGAAGCACGGAGTTATACACATCGTTAAAGTGGGGGAGTCCTGTGTAGATATGACAGTTATTGCTGAACACATGATACATCCCTAGTTTGAATCCGGCTGCCTTAGCGATGAGCTCCTGAAGCAGGGTCATGTGGACAGCATTCGCCCCCATCATACCCCAGATGAAGTCGTTGCTCCTGTTGCACACTGTCATGTTAAGGTTATCAGCTTCGTCTACCCTGAAATAGATATGCGTATTGCATGGACGGTCGCTGGTCTTTGCCCTATGACCATCGTAAACTGGATCCCACATTGCAAGGACAGCCTGACGTGTTCCGGCATCGCCCTGTAATAACGATATGGTATCATGAATTTGCGGCGAAGGGTTGGCCCATCTCCATCCATAGGCTCCACGGAGAATGTTACTGTCAGCATAATCTATCATCCTCTTGTTAAATTGTGATAGCCAATCCACTTCATTAGACCCAGCCATCATCCACACAAACTCCATACAGTGGAAGAACGGGTTAGCGTTCCGTACCGGGCAATTGAGCAGACGCTCCTCAGGAAACTGGATGGTTAGGAATACCGGGGCGGGAAGTACCATAGCCTCCCCGTTCCTCGTATCCTCCGAATGAGCGCTCGTACGGAATGCCCACAGACCTTCTATGTATGCCTGAGGGACATTACGACCTGTTATTTCTATAATCACACGTGTAACCCCTTGTTTTTATTGGTAAAATTGTAAGCCCCTCGACTGGCAGAGTTTTTAGGCCATACCAAGGCCAAGGCCATGCTGCGATTTTGCGTCCTGTGGCAGTCGAGGGGGCCGTTTTAGGTCAGGAACCGGCATATTTGCGCTTACTCCGCCCTGTACCCGTTAAGACCCGACAATACTTGTCAAACTCACACATACAGTTCTGCATATCCTGCATACACATGGTGAAGTATGGATCGCCCAGCCGGTTCTCAATATAGCTCTTAGCTGACGTTATAGCTCCTTGGTACATAGAGTTAGTAATCTTGTCATTGTGGAACCAGCATAGTCCCCGCAAGCTCCCAGGGCCAGGAGCGCTCCAGTACATCCAATCCGTTGCTGCCTCCAGCGGGTGACCTTTGGTGTTCTTAAGGTCAGCCACTATCTGGGCGGAGAGGAAGCTACCCAATCCGTCAATACGCTTGAACGCGTGGAAGTACCCTTCGCAGGTTGGCTCAGCCATGTGGACAGGGGTGATGTCGATGCAGTTCTGAAGCAACTCCACACAGTAGTCTATCTTGGCCATCTTGCGGCCATGCGTCGTAATCAGGTATGCTCCTCCCCACACTTTTGTCCCTGTATCCTTCAGGTCAGTTAAGACCTGCCACAACTTCATGTGAGGTGAAGGGACTAGGCTAAATTTGATATGTTCAAGGGTGGGAGGCCAGTTAAAGATACGGGCTGCAACAATCGCAACTTCATAGTACTCCCCGAAGATACTTGGAGTATAATTTTCTCTGATCCATCGCGTAACACGATCATCTTCTCTGTGAACGTTACAGAAGTAGGTTTGTTGAAATACAGGGTCGTCACTCCAAGGCTTGGCATCTCCTCTTTCTTTTTTGGCACGGACTCTCTCCCTTTCAGATATCCAATAGGCCAGCAACTCCGGCCGCGTATAATTTCTTCCATTGACCTCTAAAGTCAACGCGCTTTCCTCCCAACCATCCACTTTTGGCCTCCTTTTCTACAGCTTTGATGTAAGGCCCAAATCGCTCCTCTAGCCAGTAACAGGCTTCGGCTTGCATTTCAGGCGTTCGGTATAATGAGCAACCACCCGGAGCATTACAGCTCCCCCAGTCCTGGAAGAAGGTGGTAAGTATCTTGTTCCCCTGCCCTCGTGCTAAGAGAGTCGCGTTAAGCACCACATCGGAAAGTATAGGAAACTTATCAAGATAAGGGATATCTCCCACAAGCCTACGATTAATTCCTTGTACGCAAATGACCTTTCCATTGTCATTGTACGGAGGCTTTTGTAGATGCCCCATCTGTCTTGGGTGGACTCCCACCAGCGCAGTATCTTCAAGTAGCAACTCCATATAAGCGAAGAGGGTAAGGAGGGTCTCTGTGTCTGCCCCGTCAATTGTCTTAAGCCCAATCTTTCCATCAGGTTTTATCCACTGGCGGCTGAACACAAGGTCATCATCTATGATGCAACAACACTCCTCCCCGTCCTTCATGCCGTCCTCTATTATCCACTTCATTTTCTTACTATAATTGTCAACGTGGGGAGGGACAGCAATGGTCGGAATTTTCTTACCAAAGTCATCATCCCCGCCTAGAGTAAAGTGGTTCCCATGTTCTTCTCTCGGTACTACGAGGAAGCACTTGTCACGCCACGACCAAGGTATGGAAGTGTACGTCCGCTGAGCGCCTATGCGCCCTCTTGTCATTATGTACAAATTCATAGAGTCGTCTCCATAAACAAAACGAGCTCGACCGGAACAACTCCAGCCGAGCTCTGAGGCTTACGCTTCAGCCGGGGGAGCTGTCAGTGTGCAGGCTTCGTTCTCAACGAAGAACCGCAGCCAGCCTCTGGCTCCCTCTTTCTCTTCTGCCTTTGTCGCCAGCTTCTCAAAATTCTCAACGGTCTTGCCGTCAGACTTTGTGAGATATCCATACCAGCGAAGTCGGTTGCCCTTGTAGGTCTTTTCACCATCCGTCAATGCGATGGTGGCTCCTTTAGCGAAGCCATAGTCCTTTCGGGGTGCGCGTGGCTTTTTCTCGCCATCAGCAGTCTTAGCTGTCTTTGCAGCTTTTCCGCCTTCAGGCGGTGCGTTCGTCTTTGCCATTTCGTTCTCCTAGGGTTGTTGGTTGGCATTCTGATTATAGCACAGAGATGGTCCCTCTGCAACCTTTATTTTATCTTACAACCTCCTTAATCACCTGTCGGTTATCTCCTTCATTTACCGTCAGGGCGTAGCTCAGGCGGGGGAAGTCCCCACCCCATTTAGGAACAGAGTGTACAATGCCCGGAGGTATAACAATGATTTCCCCCGGTTCTGGCCACAGAGCTTTGCCGCCCACGATCAGGTGTGCAAGAACAGTTTCGTCCTTATCTAGTTCGTGCAGGGTAGCTGTCCAGCCTACGTGAACGTGAGCGTCTACTGAATGCCCCGGCAGCACCTTGAGTTTCCACAAGTAAGTCCAATCATTCCCGGCCACGGGGATCCAGGGGCGTATCATAGCTATTATCTCGTGGTCAGTGAGCGGAACAGCATCTGCTGGCTGTGATCCTTCTCGCATAGTACCTCCATAACTCTATCGTCTAGGGTATCCCTAGCCAATATGTGATAAACAAACACAGGGAACTCTTGCCCCTGCCTGTAGATTCGTGCTATTGATTGGTCATAGTGCTCAAGGTTCCACGTTATGCCGAACCATACGATGTGATGGCAAGCCTCCTGCAAGTTCAGGCCGTGGGCCATGCTCGCAGGGTGGCAGATCATTATCGGGTGCTTGCCATCATTAAATTCCTGTATGTACTTGTGAGACTGTCCAGCCGACGTGCCTCCTCCGAGAACAGGGAGATCAGAACCGTAGCGTCCAAGTATTCTTGCTTTGTCGTGATTGAACTCATACATAACAAGTGTGGGAGCTCCTCCGAGTTGTTCAATAAGATCTCCCAATGCTTCCAGTTTGGCGGCATGGATGGACTCCCATTCGTGCTCTTTGTTAATGTAGAGGGCTCCGTTACAGATTTGTCTGCACTTGCCTCCAGCGACAGCGGTATTTGCCGCGATAATAGTTCCTGCTTCGACTTGGGTGATGAAGTCTTCTTCAATGTCACGGTATTTACTCCTTGCGTCAGGTGGGAGGTCTACATATATCGTTTCTTGTATGACCGGAGGCATATCCAAGTAGTCCTTCGCTGCTAGGCGTAGAACGTATGGGTCTATTCTGCTTATAACCTCTTGGAACGCACCCTCCTTGGGGAAGTATTGGTATGGGTTCCATGGTTCAGTAAAGAAGAACTTAGTGCGGAAGTGGGTAATATACCTCCCAAGAGCTGCCCCGTCGTCTAATATGAAAATCTGTCCGAACAGGTCCTGTAGACCTAGGGGCATCGGGGTTCCGGTTAGTATCCACTTCCGGGCAAACGTGGGGAACCGCTTCCGCATCAGCTTGAAGCGTTTGGTCGTGCTGTTTTTGAATTTGGTGCTCTCGTCTACGCATAGGATAGTCCAATCTTTCCTGTGAGTGGCGAGGGGGTTAAAGAGCCACGCCAAACCTTCGGGATTGATAATATGGATGTCTGCATCTATACGCAGCATCTTAGCTTTGTCTGCTCCGTGCATGACGGCATAGGTCAATCCATTGAACTCAGCCCACTTTTCTATTTCACTGGGCCATACATCGTAACAAGGACGCAGGGGAGCGATGACTAACATCCCACGAGGAGCCATCCCCTTGCTCTTAAGAATCTTATAGGCTGCGAGTGCTACAGCCGTCTTCCCAAGTCCCGGGTCTAGCAACAGTCCGGCGCTCCCCTGCGATAATAGGAGCTTAATTGCGCGGAGCTGGTAATCGTGTGGATGCCACGTTTGCATCTAATATGTCCTTAGCTCTGGCAAGGTTGTCCGTCCAAGACGCTGAAGCACCCTGCTCAATAAGCGTTTTGAGTCGGTAGTATTGAAGTTTACTAGGGAATTCTTTTGGTTTCTTAAACTCAATCCATACGTGATACCCGTAAGGATTAATGAACACATGGTCTGGCCATCCCCGTTGGCCCGTGACCCGGACTTTAAGTGATATGTAACCGATACTTTCAGCATAATCTGAAGCCTTACCTTCTACATCCTTTTCTAAAACTGACACGGTCCGCCGTTCCCCTTGGAGAACTGGCAGTACCGACACATAAAGTGAGGCACAGGTATCATGTCCTCTGGCTTGGTGTTCTCTATCTCTTCAATTTCCCGTATAAGCGCAGGGCGATACTCAAACATCATGCTCTGCGGGTAGTAAATCTTCTTGTTCTTCTTTTGGTCAAGGTACACAGCCGTCACATCAACCCCGTCCGTAAGGGGATGCCTCACCAGAGTGGCAACGCCGTAGAGCCACATTTGAGCCATGTGCTCTGGGTACTGCTTCCCTGTCTTGTATTCATAGACCTGTATATGGTCACCCACTGGTCTAAACCTGAGGTCCATAAAGCCACGAACCATGCAGTCCGGGTCGTCGTACTCACAGGGCAGGAGATCCCAGTTGATCCCCCACTTGGCCTCTGGCTCCAGCGTTTCCTTGTGCTCTTCCCGTAAGCTAAAGAAGAATTGTCCGTAGTGCTCGTGGATGTCTGCATGAAGCTGTTCGCTAACCCCGTTCATAAACTGCTCCAGGGAGTCGTGTACGGCTGACCCCCGGAGCATCTGTGGGCTAGGCTCAAAAGGAATGTCCAGCTTGTCCACGTATGCGAACTTAAACTTCTGTGGGCATTTCTTAAAGGTCGCCATTCGGCTATATGAATAGGGGCCGTAATTGCTCACCTCTGCACTCCCAAGTTCCCGGCCATGCGGTCTAGCCGTCGGTGTATGTCCTGCAGTCGGTCAACATTGTTCGCACCCTGCTGGCAGATTTGTGCCAGTATCCCCGAAGGGCAGCTGTCAACCTGAGCTAGCGACTCCTTTTCTGGCCGCGCCCCGGTAAGGAAGTCCTCTATCCGCTGTATCATACCTTCAATGTCGGTAACGGTGTCGCGGATGCTGTGACCGTTGTTGTTCGCTACTTCAAGGCTAGGCTCACACTGTGGTGTGTCTGCTCTTAATGCGTTGCCCTCATTCATAGTCGTTCTCCGTTTTTATTAGAGTCCCCCAATTAGGACCGGAATACCCTTCACTACGCATGGGACAGTCAAACAAGTCTTGGTCCATAGCATCGCGAAGCTGTAGCATTTCCTGTGTTGCAATCTCTTCCGGTACGGAAGCATTGATTTCATCATGTATGGTCGCCATAAAGACGGTGTCGGGAGCCTTGTACATCTCCCACCAGTCGCAGAGCACCTGCTTTGTCTGGTCCCCGGCGCTGCCTTGGATCAAATAGTTCAGCAGTTTGTACTCCCAGGTTCTCAAACGACCCTTGATTATTTTCGGTGGCTCCACAGGGTAATACCGTCCACCCCAAGTGCGGATTGTGCCACCAGAGGCCCCTCGACGGCGCGTAGACGCAGCGAGTTGTGCCGCCGCTGGCATAGCCTTAAAGTAGGCTTCGCGCAGCACATAGGCTTCTGAGCGCGGTCTCTTTAGCTGTTGAGCTAGGCCCGGTACGCCGCTACCGTAGATAATGCTGAAGCCTGTTATTTTGACGTCCGGTCGGGCATATAGGAACGTGGTAATCTGCTGTATAAGTTCCTGCGCCATCGTGTGGGGATCCAAGAAAGGATTCGCACAATACGCAGCCAGAAGCGTCCCATCCTCGAAATGGGCGAGTATCCTGATCTCCTGGCTTGAAAAGTCACGTTTGATCCATACGTGTCCAGGCTCAGGGAGTAGATAGCTCCGCATGTTCGGCAATGGAGGCAGGCCGTCGGGAATTGTCCAGTCAAAGGGATTAGGAGGATTTTGAAAGTTTGGCCGTGCGCTAGACAATCGCCCAGTACGCGCCCCGGAGTGACCCCCTTCGTCGTTAGCAACTTGGTTCCATTCTGTGTGGACACGGCCATCCTCCTCTGCAAATGCGAGCCACTTAGTCATAAAGGTATTCAGGCAGGTTGCCATCGTTGACCTATATGCTAAGAGATCCAGTAAATCGGTATGGGCAGGATTTATGCCCATGATTAGATTGTCCTTGGCGGTACTTCGCTTGCCTGTGGGAGTGTAGAACCACTGGTCCATCACCCCTGCTTTGTCAAGCGCATTGGCGAGCTGCGCCCCGACTAGTTTAATTTCACCGCA